ATTGACGACCATGAAAGTTATGATTACACGCCCTACCACAACCACAGAACAATATCACCAACTTATTAAAGATGCCGAAGAAGTTATTGAAGATCTTAAGATGATGGTTCAACGTCAAAACTAATTTAAATTAAAGTTATGAATCTTACTGCTGAACAAATCCAAAACAATTGGAACGTATTTTTAGGTATTATTGAAGAACACATTTCTTCACCCCGTAAAGAAAAACTACTTGAATTCTATGATCAGTATGCTGAGCGTGTTATGCTCATGCCGGCTGCCCATAAAAAAGAATACCATAATGCTTTTCCTGGGGGTTATGTGGAACACGTAATTCGTGTTGTACGTTGTTCTCTAAAACAACACCAATTGTGGTCTGATGAAGGAGCTGATATGTCTGGTTACACTATTGAAGAACTAGTATTTGCTGCTATTAATCATGATTTAGGTAAAATGGGAGACGATCAACACGAATCCTATATCCCACAAACTGATCAATGGCGTAAAGATAAGTTGGGTGAAGACTATATGTTTAACACTAAACTTGCATTTGCTTCAGTTCCAGACCGTGGTTTGTTCATGCTTCAATCACATGGTATCCAGTATACGTTCAATGAGATGTTAGCCATTCAAACACACGATGGTTTGTATGATGAAGCAAACAAGAAATATCTTATGACTTATATGCCTGAGCAAAAACCACGTACTTGCCTTCCATTCGTTCTTCACTTTGGGGATATGATGGCTGCTCGTATTGAATTTGAGCGTGAATGGTTACCTAAATTTAACGGAGAAACCCCTACTAAAAAGAACTTCAAAATGGAAACTAAAAAACCAGCTCCAGCGGCTGCAAAGCAAAAGGCACTTAGTTCTGTTAGAAGTGAAGGTTTAAAAAATCTATTGGATAATCTATGATTTATATTATATCCCTTTTATCCCTATTGGTCGTGGTCCTAGGATTCACGACCTTTAACCTTTTACGCAAGGTTGAACAAGGTGAAGACGAACTAAAACGAAGGCAAGAAGCTATCATATCCTATCAGGAATATATTAATGGTTTAGGTAGTACAGTAGAATTTATGACTAAACGTATTGACGAAATCGATTCACGAGGTACTTTTAAAAGCGATGATGAAGTAGGTTTTTTCTTCGAGCGACTTAAAATGTTGAACGAAATGTTAAAACCCTACAATGTTAAATTATGAGTGAAATAGCCCCAAAAAAGAAAAAAGGTATACAATACTTTACTCAAGAGACAGAAGATGCAATTGTAAGGTATAATAAATCAACTAACCAACAAGAAAAGGAAAAAATATACCATAGATATATTCACTATGCTTTCTTTAAGTTAACCGAAAATATTATTCATACCTTTAAATTTTATTATACCGAGGTAGAAAACATTGAGGATCTCCAACACGAGGTGATTACCTTCCTTCTCTCTAAAATGCACTTATATGATCAAACCCGAGGATCTAAAGCATACTCTTACTTTGGTACAATTGCTAAACGATATTTAATTATATCAAACACGCGAAACTATAAGCGAAGAATTGATAAAGCCCCAGTTGAAGGAGTAGAGGAAGATGAACGTCATTCATATCAGATAGATGAAATGACAGCAAGTGATCCCTACCAAGATAAACTATCTATTTTTATAGACCTTTATACTGAATATTGTACTGAAAATATTTTTGAATTGTTTACTAAAGACGAAGACGCTCAAATAGCAGATGCTATATTGGAGCTATTCCGTAAAAGAGAAGACATAGATATATTCAATAAAAAGGCCCTTTACATATATATAAGGGAGCAGGTAGATGCTAAAACTCCTAAAATTACTAAAATAGCTAACCAGCTATACGATATATTCAAACACAACTATATATTTTATTTAGAACAGGGTTATGTAAACTTTAAATAACCCAGTATTTATAACTATGAGCCAGTTTGATAAAATAGTATTCGGTAAGAAAAAATTCTCTGATCTTTTAGAAGAGATTTATATTAACCAACAAAAAAAGGATAAGCAAGTAAATGCTCTTGTTAAAGAACTGCAACCTATGATCGAAGAAATAGGTGATGCTACTCTTATTGTTCCATTGATTAAAGAGTATATGGAAATAGGAGTTAAAAACGATGATCTTTTAATTAAAATGGCTGCTTTAGCACAACGTGCTATGAACAGTGAAGGTGGAGAAAGTTCACTAGGAATTTCAGACGAAGAAAAACAACAACTACTTGATGAAATAAGCAAGTTTAAACCTGAATAGTAATGGCTAGTAGTAGGGGTTTAATAGCTATTAACAATATAGCTAATAATTCTAAACAAAATAGTTTTAGTACCTTTACTAATCTAGGACTTAATAGTCTTATAATAGCAGGACGTGTTATTAGTATTGTATTAGATGAGACCCACCCACGATTTGAGGAATTTGGAGAATGGAATGGTTTAGGAACTATAGAATTTGATTTAGTAGATTCACCAACCCCAGCAAATCAATTATATCCTACAGCTCGTCCTTTAGATTCCTCAGTTAAAAGTTTTCCTTTAATAAATGAAATTGTTTATATATTAGCTTTACCTAATACTAATATAGGTGAATTTTCAACTACTAAAACTAATTATTACATAAACACTGTTGGGATTTGGAACCACCCTCACCACAATGCTTTCCCACAAAACTCTAACATACTCCCCCCTTCTCAACAAAAAGATTATGTTCAAACTGAGTTAGGTAGTGTAAGAAGAGTAACAGATCAGTCTACTGAGATATTTTTAGGAAGAACCTTTATTGAAAGAGGAGATATTCATCCCCTTTTACCATTTGAGGGCGATAAAATTATAGAAGGAAGATGGGGCAATTCAATTCGTTTTGGTTCTACAGTAAAGAATGCCCCAAATACTTGGTCTTCAATTGGAGAAAATGGTGATCCTATTACCATTATTCGTAACGGTCAGGGTAATCAAACCGATGAAGGGTGGATCCCTACTATAGAAGATGTTAATAATGATGATTCATCTGTTTATTTTACTAGCACTCAAAAGATTCCTTTAGAAGCCTCTAGTACTTCTTACTCTAGTTATTCTTCTAATCCTCCAACTAAACCAAACGAGTATGCTGGTAGACAAATTATTTTAAATTCTGGTCGTTTAGTACTTAATTCTACCGAAGACCATATATTATTATCGTCTAAAAAAACGGTAAATATTAACGCTATAAGCGGTTTTAGTATTGATTCACCCCAATCCGTGATTCAATCAAATAGTGTATTATTAGGTGGAGTTAACGCAACTGAACCTGTTTTAAAAGGTGATACTACTATTAACATTTTAGTAGACCTAGTCAATCAGTTACAAGCTCTAACTATAGCTCTCCAATCAGTTACTCCACAAGCTGGACTAGCAGTAGCACCAGCTGCTGCTCAATTAGCTCCTCAATTAGCTGTTATAAGAACCCAACTTCAAACTACAACTAAATCACAAGTAAGTAAAACATTATAATGGCTGGGATTGATATTAATACAATATTAGGGGCAATACCTAACAAACAAACTGCTGTTCAAAAGTTAGCTACACTTTTGATAAGAAAAGTTACTGAAAATGAAAATTTAATACAAGCTCCTTTAAATAATCTTTTAAATCAACTTCCTACAGATGGAACCTGTCTTGAACCAGCTTTATTACAGAGTGTTTTGGATAAAAGAAATAACATTGTAGATTTTTTAAATAAATTTGGTAATTTTTTAGATGTTACAACCTCTACATATACAGGAACTAATGTAGCCTTTAATGCTCTTTTAACTACTATTAGAGGCATTAATGTTAGTAAAATAGCAGCTTCAGGAGGAGTTAAAATTCTTCCAACTGCTCCAGGTTTTGTTACTGCTCTTTTAAATGATTTAGGAGATTTATCAGATAAATTAACATTTGATTCTTTAGGAGAATCTAAATTATCTAAAATAAAAAGTGGGTTAGATACTTTAAATGTGTCTTTAGCTATAGTTTCTTCTTTTATAAAAAATATAATCCAAATTTTAAATAGTTTAGATGCTTTATTACTACCATGTCTTAATGAAAATCAAACACTAACCCCCGTATCTGATAATCTAGTAAAAATCGCAACTGATAGTACTCAATCCATAGATAATTCAACTTATCAGGGATTTATATTTCAAATAGAAGAAGTACCTTTTAGCCCTACTGTAACTCGTAGAAAAGCTATTGCATTTAATCAATCTGGTGTTCCCTTATTAGAGACACCTTTATCATTTACAACAAACAACCAAACATTAATCGATGAACTTAAGCTAATAATTGACAGAGATAATTTAAAAGCTTACTAAATTCAATATTTATAACAGATGAAACCAAGTGAATTAAAATCATTTATCAAAGAAGCAGTTAGAGAAGCGATCCAAGAGGAATTAAAAGATATCCTTTTGGAAGCTGTTCGTGCTCCTAAAGCTCCAATCCAGGAAACTTATAAGATGCATCCTGTAACTGTTGACGCTCCTACAACACAAATCCCACAAAAATCAGCTACTGAAAAAAGAGCAATGATGGAAAGTATCATGGGAGATATGCGAAGAGGGCAAGATACTCTTTCATTTAACTCAGCTAATGCTGTAACTGCAAATACTTTACAAGTTGCCCCTGGTATGAATACTACAGGGGATGGAACCAAATTACCAGAAGGTAATGTTGGTTTAGATATGATTATGGGTCTAATGAAAGGTAAAAAATAATGGCATTCGGAGCACAAAAGATATTCCCAATAGACACTAAGCCCGGAACGGCTGTTGGTGTTGCTATACCTTTTAATGCTCCAGGTGTATTTTACTCTACTTATACTACAAAAGATGCTGTTAGGAATAACTTACTAAACTTTTTTTTAACAGACCCTCCCGAAAGATACTTAAATCCAACATTTGGGGGTGGATTAAGAGCTTTTATTTTTGAGCAAATTACTTCTAATAATCTTGATAGTTTAAAAGAAGATGTACAATCTAAATTAACCAACTACTTTCCTAATGTAGTTATAGGAAGTTTAAAAGTACTCCAAGACCCGGATTATAATACTATAACTGTATCTTTAACTTATAATGTTGTAGATACTACTATATCAGACGAAATTCAAATAGCATTCAACTAATGGCTGTAAGACGTAACATACAATATATAAACAAGGATTTTACTGAGTTAAGAGCAAGTTTAATTAACTACGCTCGTACTTATTTTCCTACAACCTACAATGACTTTAGTCCATCATCTCCAGGTATGATGTTTATGGAAATGGCGGCTTATGTAGGTGATATACTTTCCTTTTATCTTGATAATCAAATTCAAGAAACATACTTACAGTATGCTCGTCAAACAAATAATTTATATGAATTAGCTTATATGTTTGGTTATAAACCAAATGTAACACAAGTTGCTTCAGTTAATGTTGATTTTTACCAACAAGTCCCTTCAACTGGAAGTCCTGGAGCAAAATCTCCAGATTTTAATTATACTTTATTTATACCTGAAAATACTACAGTAGTATCTTCAGCTTCAGGAAGTATATCATTTATTATAGAAGATCCAGTTGATTTTAGTGTTTCTTCTTCGGGTGACCCTACTGAAGTTACCGTGTATGCTAT